GATGAATACAAATATCATTCATTATGCAAAGAAATATAACGTAAAAAAGTTAATTGCATTTTTATCCACATGTGTTTTTCCTGATAAAGTAGAATACCCTTTAAATGAAACTAAAATACAATTAGGGCCACCACACACATCGAACGACGCATACGCATATGCTAAGAGAATGTCACAAGTACAGATATCAGCATATAATGAACAATACGGTACAAATTATTTTTGTGTAATTCCTACAAATGTCTATGGACCAAATGACAATTACAATTTAGAAAATAGTCATGTGTTACCTGCAATTATTCATAAATGCTATAATGCAATTACTAACAACACTTATCTTGAACTTTGGGGTGATGGTTCTCCTTTGAGAGAATTTATTTATTCAAAAGACATTGCCAAAATTTGTGATATATTAATTAACAAATATGATAGTACTGAACCTGTAATCTTATCAACATCACAAGAATTACCAATTAAAGATGTTGCAAATATGATTGCCAAAATAATGGGTTACAAAAAAGAAATCAAGTGGGATATTACAAAACCATCTGGTCAATTTAGAAAACCATCAGATAATTCAAAATTAAAATCAATCATTGGAGATTTTGAATTTACTTCACTCGAAAAAGGTTTGGAAGAGACTATCGACTCCTTTATACAAAACTATAAAGATTTGAGAAAATAAACTTTAAATAAGAAAAATGAGCAGAGGAACAAAAAAACAACCATTACAACCATCAACAACCGAAACCGTAGTAAAAACAAAAAAACAACTAATAAACACAATACTAAAGAAAAAAACAAAAGATAAATTTTTAAGCGAAAGTCAAAAGGAGTACTACACAAAATTAATAAATAATCAGATAACAATATGTTCAGGACCAGCGGGTGTTGGTAAAAGTTATATTGCAATGAAATGTGCTATAGACCTTTTGTCTGACCCTGAAACAAGTTATGAAAAAATTATTATTGTAAGACCCGCTGTTGAAGCCGAAGAAAAATTAGGTTCACTTCCAGGTAATGTTGAAGAAAAATTGGACCCTTACATTTTCCCTTCCTACTATTTGTTAAACAAAATTATAGGAAAAGAAAATAGGGAAAAATTAAAAGATATTGAAGCAATCGAAGTTTTTGCCTTAGCCTATATGAGGGGTATGAATATCGATAATTCTATTTTGATTTTTGAAGAAGCACAAAATTCAACTCCATCTCAAATGAAATTACTTCTTACAAGAATTGGTTTCAATTCAAAATTTTTTATCTCAGGTGACTTAGAACAATTTGACAGACATAAAGATAAAACACAGACTGGCCTTTGGGATGCCGTGAAAAAATTCCAAGATTTTAATGGCGTTGGTATTCATGAATTTAGTGATGAGGATGTTGTAAGAAATCCATTGATAACTAAAATATTAAAAAGATACGAAGAATGAGAATTGCAATAGAATTGAATGGAGTTTTAAGAGATACCCTCAAAAAAATTCAACAAGAATATGAAAAATGGTATTTAAATAATCCATTTAAAGAAGATGATGAAAAATCAAATTATGAAGTTTTGTCAGACTTAACTAGCTTAGAAATTTCAAAACATTTAAAATTCAAAGATGAAGATGAAGTTTACAATTTTTTATATAAAGAACACACAATGGAAATTTTTGGACATGCGGGTTCTGTTGAAACATCCAGTATGATGGACTTTAACGATTTTTATATTGATATGAGAGACAACCATGACATTTTAATAGTATCTGATGAAATTGGTAAATCTAAGCCAGCATCTCTTTTTTTCATTTCCAAATTTGGGTGTCTTGTTGAAACTGTAAAATTTTATTCAGAATCCACAATTAATTCGTTATGGGATTCAATAGACGTTTTACTTACCGCAAATCCTAAACTATTATTAAACCATCCTGAAAATAAAATTGTGATAAAATATAACACAATTTACAATTCAAAAGTAGAAACAGAACACTCAATATCAACAATTAAAGAACTTAAATCAAAAATAGAAAAATTATGATAAATGTATTAGGAGAAAATTATTACATTGATTTAGATGAAATTGAACAATACTTAGATATGTCTGATGAAAGTTCTAACGAAATTTTATCAGGAAATACTGAAATGAAAATTAACATCATAAAATTTGAAATGGTTAAAATGTTATTGGAAACAATATTATCTGAACAAGAAGTTATAGACGAAAAACTAGGAATGAAAAGTAATTCAAACACAAGTATCCCATTCAGACTGGCATTTAACAGTCTTTTAAATAAAAAACTTATCAATCATTATTAATATGGAAAAAACAACTCAAGAAAAAATTAAAAAATCAATTGAGATTTTACGTGACAAAAAAGCAAGAATTTATTTTCTTGTACAAGACACAAAAGGAAACGCCAAAGCTTCAGTTAGATTTATCTATCAAATGGCAAAAGCGTTATACGACAATGGGTATAACCCAATAATTCTTCACGAAAAAAATGACTACACTGGTGTTGTGGCTTGGTTAGAAGAAGAGTATATGAAAATACCACATAAATCAATCGAAGGACAAAATTTGGAAATTTCACCTGAAGATTTTTTAATCTTACCTGAAATTTTTGGTTTTGTTATGGACCAAGTTAAAAACTTACCTTGTGGTAAAATTGTTCTAACACAACAATATGCATTTATGTTAGAAACTTTACAACCAGGTCAATCGTGGAATCAATTTGGGTTTTTTAAATGCATGACAACAACAGAAACTCAAAAAGATTACATTGAAAAGATTATGAGACAGTCGTCTTTTGACATTGTAAAACCATACATAAGTGAATCATTCTCACCAAAAGAATTACCAGCAATGCCTATTGTTGCCGTTCATGCTAAAGAACAAAATGATGCCATCAATTTAATTAAAGCATTTTATTTAAGATTCCCACAATACAGATGGTTTACATTCAGAGACATGAGAGGATTATCTGAAAAGGAATTTGCAAATTCTTTAAAGGATTGTTTTTTAAGTGTATGGATTGATGAAAAAAGTGGATTTGGTACATTCCCATTAGAATCTATGGCAACTAATGTTCCTGTTATTGGAAAAATTCCTGACTTAAAACCAGAATGGATGACCGAAGAAAATGGAATTTGGATTGATGACGTTACGTTAATGACAGAATTTATTGCAGACTTTATACAAAATTGGTTAGAAGATAACATCAAACCTGAATTATATTCTGCAATGAAAGAAACCGCATCAAAATACCAAAATAAACAAGAATTCGAATCAAAAGTTTTATCCATCTTTGAAGGATATCTAAACGTAAGAGCAGATTCTTTTGAACAACAAATTTCTAAAACCGAAGAATAATATGAATAACAAATTTCCAGTATCAATTATACTACCAATTAAATCTTCAAAATCAAAAAACTTTGAAGAATATTTTAATAAAGCAATTCAATCAATACACACCCAAAAAGTTGGTATTGAAGAATTAGTTATTGTACACACATCAGAAGAATCTCTTGTTGAACATTTAAACAATTATGATTTCAGCGGATTAACTGTAACAAAATTGGAATATAAAGACACTCCAAACTATTGTTCTCAAGTTAATCATGGAATTAAAAATGCTAAAGGTGAATGGATTTCATTATTTGAGTTTGATGATGAATATTCTTCGATTTGGTTTGATAATGTGAAAAAATATTCGGAATCATATCCTAACGTTCAAATGTTTTTACCTGTTGTAGTAGAAACTGACGAAAAGGGTGTCTTTGCAGGATTTACTAATGAAGCAACCTTTGCAGCAAATTTTACACAAGAAATGGGATTTTTAACTAATGAAACTCTTCAAGATTATCAAAACTTTCAAACCGCAGGTTGTGTCATCAAAAAAGAAGTGATTGAAGATTTTGGAGGTTTCAAACCTTCGATAAAATTAACTTTCGTATATGAATTTTTATTAAGATTATCATACAATTCTGTTTCAATTATGACAATTCCGAGGTTAGGATATAAACACACAAATATGAGAGAAGGTTCAATTTTTTGGAACTACAAATTTGGTGAAGTAAAAATGATTGAAGATGAAGTTAAATTTTGGGTACAAACAGCGAAAAAAGAATATTTCTTTGTTGACGACAGAGTCATAAAATATGAATCAGCAAATGCATAATGTCAGAAACACTATCTGCAATCACAGAAGATGTTTCGTCCAAAAAAAGAGGTAGAAAAGCAGTTAAAGAAAATTATTTTGATGTTAGGGAAGAAACTGCGGTTAGGAATTTTTTAATCGCAGAAACTTCATATGAAAAAAATAAAATATATAATGAATTTTTAAGAGCTCCTCTTGATAAGATGATTTCATCTATCATAAGACGATACAAACTATATCGTAAAGATATGGATTTTAATGAAATCCACGTGGATACTCATTCCTTTTTGATGACCAAAGTGGACAAGTTTAAACCAGAGAAAAATAAAAAAGCATATTCTTATTTTGGTACAATTTGTAAAAACTATTTGATGGGTCAAATTATTAAAGACCAAAAAGAAACAAATAGGAAAGTTTCGTATGAGGATATTTCATCAAGCATTGAAGAAAGACCTGATTTGGTTTATCGAATTGACGATGATATTGTTGATACCGATATAATCATTAATGAATATTTGAAGGAACTGAAAGAATTTATTGAAGGAGAATCTTTGAACGATAATGAAAAAAAATTAGGATATGCCCTAATAGATTTATTTGACAACTATCAAACAATATTTTCAGGGGCCGATAACAACAAATTTAATAAGAATGTTATACTTCTTTCTTTAAGAGAGATGACAAACTTGAGTACAAAAGAAATTAGAAGTTCTATTAAACGATTCAAAAAGTTATACTTGATAGTTCAACTTAGAATGAAAAACTAATCAAAAACTATTTATAGGTATGCCTAGACCACAAAGAAAAGAAATTAATTTTAGCAAAGAATCAATATTGTCTTTGATGCAAGAAATTTACAACGAACTTGTAGAACAAAGAAATACTGCTATCAGAATCCAAAATAAAATGTTATCGATGCTGAAAGATGCTGAAGACATGACAACTATTGGACCTGTAATAGAAAAACAACAAAAAATTGTTAATGATTGTGTTGAAAAAAAATTGAGTCTTTCCAAGCTCCAATCAAGTATTTGGGAAAAATCTAATAATAATATAGAGTCATTTACTCTATCTGATTTGGATGATGACATTATTCAAAATCTAATTGAGAAAGACGTAACTAATGACGAAGAAACATATAAATTAAGATAAGATGTCTCAATTACAACCAACGGTTGATAGTATCAATTCACAAATATCATCAATTAAAGATGCAGTTGAGATTTCTAAGTCAGAAAAACAACTTAAGAAAAGCGCGGGTAATTCTTTATCTAAAGGAGTATCTCAACTTGCAACCCAATTAGATAAAATTTCACAACAACAAAAAAGATATCAAAGAGAACCACCTAGTTCTATGGATAATCTTTTTAACATGATTACTGCAACAAGTGGTGGTGGTTCACAATCTTTACAATATCTTAGAAAAACTTTATTAAATGTTGCTGTTAAAATTCAACCAGACGTTCAAAGAATTATTAGAGAAGAATCATTAAAAGCTTTAGGTTGTTCTCAAGAACAAACATATAAAGGAATTTCTAAATCTAATTTACAATTAAACCCTATGTCTACGCTTCCCGCGTCTCAAGGGATTTATATTCCAATTTCAAATTTAGATTTTTTTGGAAATTTGAAAAATTCACCAGATTCTAAAGTAGGTAAAGTTTATTATGAACAACCTGAGCCATCTACTGACGATACATTTATCCCTTATGGCGGAGAAGAGGCTTTCCCTATGAATAAAGAGTTCTATAATAGAACTGATTCACAAAATGTTAGCAGGTCTTTTTATGACCAATATGGAAAGTATTACCAAGGAAAATCACAACAAGACTTATTTGATATACAATACACTAAAACAAATGAGTTTGGTGTTAGTGGTGATTATTATAGAGTTATATTAATTGATAGAGAAAATTTAAATTTATCAAATAGTTCAACTACCGTGTCATCAGCGGCTAATCAAGTAGGAGAATTCCTTAATGATTATTATTCAACTATAAAATTAATTGACCCTGTTGATATTGGAGCTCAAGTAGTAAACTTACTTTCAGGTGCAGTTAAAATGGAAGCAAATTTAGGAACGTCACAACTTTCGGACCAATCTAAATTTAGTATTATTCTCCAAAGAATTTTGGGACTTTGTTTTGATAATAGAAGAGAAATTGATGTTAGTGGTATTTCAAAAATTGCCGAGTTAGATGGTGTGGATGATACTTTTTTTGAAATGACTGAAATAGATTTGAGAAACATTGACTTACAAATTACAAATATTCAAAATCGTGTAATGGAATTTGAAGATTGTGACAACATCAAAGTTCCTGTTGATTATGGTTCTTTAGTTGATGAGTTGATTGAATTTAGAGAAACTTTAAGTGGTCAAACTACACAACAACAAGTTGCAACAATAGAAAAAATAATTGATAGTATATCTCAAAATCCTGATTGGAAAATTTATTTAAATGCAGATTTTAATCCAAGTGTTAGTATAAACACTAACGTAATTAAAAAACTTCCTTTAGCGGTTGCTGCAGGGGTGTTAACACCAAAAGTATTGTTTCCAATTTTTACCATGTTATCTGTTATCCAAACAGAAGGAAAAAATAGTTTAAATACTGCAATCACATCTGCCAACACTTTCATCGCTTCAGGTAACACCGTAGGTGGAAAAGTTAACAATATTGTAAATGATGGTTCTGATTATTTACAAAAATTTAGAAAATTCAACATAGAAGTTGTTTCAAAAATTGGTGCAATTTTTTTGAGAACTTTGTTTGAAGTTCTTAAAAAAGATATCATTAACTTACTCAGTGTTGTAATTGGAGATATTGCCAATTCGAATAAAGCAAAGCAATATGCCATTATTTTAAGATTGGTTCAGATAGCCCTTCTTGTATTGCAAATACTTGATGATGCGAGAAAATGTAAATCGTTACTTGACAATATTCTTTTATTATTAAAATTAATAAATAATGCTGCAGGAGGTATCAAATTACCAGCAGGTTTAGCGGGACTAGCAAGTGCCTTACCAGGGACAAGTCCTGAACGAGCAACAATAAATGGATTACAAGTTTTACAATCAGTTGGAATACCGACAGGAACATTACCTGATGGTAGTCCTAATTTAATGGGATTTTATATGAAAGCAGTTCATAGAGGTGCCGATAAAGAAAATGCCGAAAATGGTAAATTAATAATCGAACCAGATTTACTTAATCCAGGTAAACTTACAGGAAAACCAGTTTAATATGGAAAAAATAGAATTAGAAAATATTATTAACGAACAAAAAAATTTAAAAAACATACCAAATTTAAAATTGGTTGAATACATGGATGTGTTAACTCAAGATTTTGAAATGACTAAACAAAACATAATAAATCTTACACATTATTTAGATAAGGTGGAAGAGTTATATGAAAACATACTTAAAGAATATCAATTAAGAGCCAAATGACCGATTCAATTTTTTTCCAGTGTAAAGTACTAAACAACCAAGACCCACTTATGTTGGGTAGAATTAGAGGTGTGCTATTAATTGACAACTATGATGATATCATAAAAGGAATAACAGACCCTCCTTGGAATGAAGAAGTTGATTCTTGGACTTCAAGAGACCCTTTTATTTTTAATACTTTACTACCTTATTTTGTTTATGCAATACCAAAGGTTAATGAATTAGTTCAAGTAATATATGTAAACAAAGATTTCAAATATCAGAATCAGTATTACATTCAAAATACTTTTTCAACCCCAACAGCGACGTACCAAGAATTTTATTTCGGTGGAAATAAATTTACAGGTACAGGTATGCAAATTAAAAATCCAAAACCATTAAAGAACAAAGATGGTACATACACCGATAAAGGAATTCAGAAAGGTGTATTTCCAGAGCCAGGTGATAACGCAGTTTTAGGCAGAGGTAGTGCTGATTTAATTGTAAAACAAGATGAAGTTTTATTAAGAGCGGGAAAATTCAAAGGGTCGGCTCTTGCACCAAATGAAACACCAATAGCAAACCAACAAAGAGGATTTTTACAACTATCAAGATTTCCGAATGTCAGAACAAAACTACCTGATAAAAAAGTTTTACAGATTAACGAAAAAATTCTCCCTGTAAATTATTTAATTGAGTGGGTTATTACCAATCCAGAAAATACTCAAGATAAATTCGCTGGTAGTGTTTATCTTTATCAATTAAAGGCAGACCAATCAACGAATTCAAAAAATTTAACTGTTGGGAGTGTTGTTAATGAAAAACTAAAAACATTGTCGGCATCAGAATCGTTCACCATGTTATCTAAACAAGACGCAATTAATTTTATTAATGGTTTTATTAAATCTTGTAATGATTCGTTAAGAACTGCATCTGGAGTGAAATTATTTTCAAGTAATCAAAATAAATTCCCAATTTTTTACAGACCAAATAATTTAACATACTCTCAAATGTTACCATCGAGTGCCGCAGGTTCTCAAGCATCGGGAACTGTGTTACAAAATTTGAAAGATATTTTTAATAAAATTAAATTAACCCCTGCTTTAAAAGAAGGTGGATATGGTTTAATTTATACAAAAAGTAAAGTAGGAGTTCCAACAACACCTGAAACAATGATTGTACCTCAATCAAAAATAACAAATACTCCTTTAACATACGGAGCATTTGGGGCCGATAAAGTTTACATATTATCTCAAAGTTCATCAATACCTGGTAAAGGAAAAATTAATTTTGATGATACCTTATATGGGATTTCCCAAGATATTTTTACAGATGAAATACTTCCTAAAACTTCAAGTATGGTTAGAGGCGAAGAATTATTACAACTCATAAATTTGATTGTTAGATTCCTCTCAACACATACTCACGCATATCCTGGACTACCACCAGTACCTGTTACTCAAGACGGAACATCAACGACACAAATACTTACAGAGTTACAAAATGCTGTAAATAAAGTGTTAAACAAAAATATCAGACTTAATTGATATTTATTGAAAAAGATAGATGTCAATTTTAAGGTCTTATATAGATAAGAATAATACAATTATTTCAAACTCATATGTGAATACAGGAAGAAATCCTGTCATTGAGTTAAACTTTGGTGCTTCAGATTATGTTGTTCCAAACTATGGATATTCAAGACTTATTTTCAATTTAGATTTAGATTTACTAAGACAAAATATTGCATCAGGTGTAATATCAACAGGATGTACATCAGCAATGACTCACACACTAAAGATGACAAACACATCATCTTTTGATAACGAGTTATTAAATTCTTTCATGTCTAATGAAAGAAGAAGAGCAACTTCATTTGATTTAATCTTATTCAGAATACCTCAAACTTCAGGAGCAACAGGTTCCCCACAATATTGGGATGAAGGTGTAGGATATGATTACAATGATTTTAATATTGCCAAAAGTTCAGCTATTGGTGGTTCATCTCCATTAACTTACGTTGACCCAAGAAGTTTTTCTACAAGACCTTCGAATTGGTATCAAACAACAACAATTGACAATTGGTCTCAACAAGGAATTTACAATAACAAAAATGAAGGCACTGTAAACTATTCAGGACTTACAATCATAACAAGACAACATTTTGAGTTTGGTAACGAAGACATCGATATGGATATGTCAGATGAAATTAATGGAATTCTAAATGGTTCGATAACTGGTGTTACTGGTTGGGGACTTGCTTACTTACCTCAGATAGAAAACATTACAGGATTGACAGAAAGTTATAGTGTTGCATTCTTTTCAAGACACACTCAAACATTTTATCAACCTTACTTGTTAACTAACTATGATGATTTAATACAGGATGATAGAAACTTATTTCTAAAAAACCAAGAAAATAAATTATACTTATATATTTTTCAGAACGGTGATTTAGTTAATTTAGATTCTGACCCAATTGTTAGAATTGAAGATAGAAACGGAGAAGCTGTAACAGGTATGGGTACTTTATCAACTTGTCTTAAAACGAGAGGAGTTTATGAAGTTATTGTACCAAACGGATTTAGTGGTTCTCCAACACCTTGTCAGTACTACGATGTATGGTCAGGATTAACAATCAATGGACAAAGTATCCCAAATGTACAAAATCAATTTGTATTACAACCATATACTGCAGGTATTCAAATAGGAAGTCTATCGAAAGAACCACAAATTTACGGATTCAATTTTTACGGTATATTACAAAACGAACAAATTTTAAATACGGATATCAGAAAGGTTGGTGTAACAATTAAAAAAGCCTACACTGGACAACAATTGCTTGATAACATTTCAGCATTCTATAGAGTATATGTTACAGAAGGAACAACTGAAGTACAAGTTCAAGAATGGACTCCTATCAACAGAACCCCTAATGAATATTATTTCATTTTTGACATGAGAGATAAAATTCCAAATCAATATTACGTTGATATACAAGTTAATTCTTCGGGAGAAAAAGATACTTATAAAAAACAATTAACATTTAACATTGTAAATAAGAAATATGAATAAGCTAGTAAAATTAAAAGAATCAGATTTAATTAATTTAGTAAATAAAATAATTAAAGAACAAAAAGAAGTTGGTTCTGACTCCTTTGAAGATTATGCGTACGAAATTGAACAAATTTATCAGAATGTTTTTGTTTTAAATCCTGACGAAGTAAGTGAAGAAGATTTAGATAATGCTAAAGACGATTTAGGTCAATTGTTAAATAACGCGGAAAACGATGATAATATAAGTGATGATGAATTTGAAGAACTTTATCAGATAACTGATGGAATAATGAGAGACATGGATTTAGAATTTGAACTAAAACATGGGTTAAATGAACAAATGGAAGAGTCTCAAAACTATATGTTTTTTTCAAACTTGGAACAAATTAAAAGACAATGTGAAAAGTTATTAGAACTTGACCCTCATATGATTGATGACATTATTAATAATGGTCACGATTGGGCTGATGACCATGTAACAGAAGCCAAAACAAATATGGACCAAGTTTTTGATTTTTTAATGAATGAAACAAAAAAACAAAAATCTTATGTAGATTTTGAAGACATTCATGAAGGAAGAAAAAAAACAGGTACAAAACTTTGTGCAAGAGGTAAAGCAGCTGCAAAATCAAAATTCAAGGTTTATCCATCCGCATATGCTAACGGATATGCGGTAAGCGTTTGCAAAGGTAGAATCAAAGGTTTAGATGGAAAAAAACATTGCTCAGGTGCCTATTGTTAATTTCTAAAATTATTCATATCTTTGGAAAATGGAAAACAAAGTTGTGGGATATATTCCACGTTTATTATTCAAAATTTATTTGTATCTCAAAGAAAGGTTTGACCCTACCCCTCCTATACCAGAAGAAGAAAGAATTACTGTCGAAATTTGTAAAAAATTAATTATCGACCCTGAATCAAAGTTAACTTATGCGCCCATTTCAAGTAAAAGATTTATTAAGAATGAGGCCAAAAGTATGTTTGTCGTAATCGAAAATAACACAATTAATTTAATAAATCACGTTTATAGTTATTCTGTATACCTTTCAAGTCAATCAGACTATAAAGATATCACACAAAGTTTTGATGGTATTTTAGAAAACAAAAGACAATGTTTAGAAGATGAAATTAGAAGTAATATTCAACATTCTTTACAAACTATTTTGAAGAAACTCGATTAAAACTTTCTCTAATAACTTTTCTTATTAGATTTGTTAGTTCCTCATTTTTTGGTTCATAATGAGTCATCTTAGGCTTATTGCCTGTACCAGATTTTGAATGGGTTTTTTCTGCTTTTCTTTTTTGTTGACAAGCCGATTTCTTTTCAGATGCAGACATTTTAGCAGCAACCCCAACCGCTCTACATTTTGGATAACCTTTATCTTCAGCATGTGACCTACCACATGGAGGATGTTTACCATTTTCTTTTCTACAAATATTAACCCAAGGACCTTTAGGTTGTTTACTACCTTTTGGTTTTTTCTTTGTACCAAACCATACTGCCAAATCTTCTTTAAGGGGACCTACTGCTTGACTAATAATTTTACTAGGTGGTTCAATATCTCCCAAATTACTACCCTCATCATCATTTTGGTCGGTATAGAAATGTTTCAAATATGTATCCAATTTAGATAATTTTTCAGTTCTTTTTTCTATTTCTGCTCTTTTCTTTGGCGTTTCTTTAAAATCCCCATCAGCCTCTTCATACGCCAATTCAGCATTTGTATATTTGTAAACAGGAATGTTGAATGGAGCAAGTTGGTCTTGTTGCCAATCTTCAGGTGCTAATACGATTGGAACTTTAAAATGTCCAGAACTTCCTGAACCAGTTGCTTCATTTATTCTTTTTTTATTCATATATTTCTACATAATAAATATACATTAATTTTACTTTATGGAAGAGCAAAAACAACCTGCGGGAATTTTATTTGATAGTATTGAATACTTCAAACCTGAAGATGTTAATAAACTAACTGACAACCTAACATTTGAACAATCTTTTTATGTTTTGACTCAAGCAATAGAATACGCTTACAAATCAGGAGTTTATTCCATACAAGAAACAGAGTTGGTTTCAAAGTCTTTAAGAATATTAAACACAGAGTTATTAAAAAAATAAAAGGACCTCACGGGGTCCTTTTTCATTTTATAGTTTGTTTCCACAAGACGGACAGAATTTGTAATTCTTTTTTGTCTTGGTTCCACATTCGGTACAATATTGTCTGATTTCTTCCACACTTACATTTTTTGTACTTAATGGTTGAATTTTTAACTTAATTGTGTGAGATGTGTGATAGTAAAATTGTTCATATGAATTGGTAAAGTTCTGATTAGATTGTTCCCCTTTTTCGACTCTACCTGTTTCAATTGATTTTTTCTTTGACTTACTTCTCAATAAACTTGATGGTTCAAAATCACTAAGTGAGTCCATAGTAACTGAACTTGTGTAATTCGCGTTTGAAGTATTGTAAGTCGATGTAGTTGTTGTATATCCTACACCGCCAGTTGTACTTATTGTGGTTCCGAATTTTGGTATATAATCATTACTTCTTCCACCATAAGTAAATCCACTATCGTATGTTGTTCTACCATTCGAAATCAAAAAATTGTTTCTTGATAATTGTTCATCATAGAATTCAATTAATACATCTCCGTTTAAAACAATTGCAGACCTATTTTCTGACGTATCTTTTACTTTGTAGGTAGAGAACTCAAACTTGTTATTAGTGTCAAGGAAACGTTCTAAAAACACTCTCTGACCTGGTCTTAATACAACACCGCTATTGGAAATGTATTCACCATTTAATTTAATTTTACAGAGAACCGATTTTTGTTTAGGATTGTGAATTTCAAATTCAAAATTGTCTTTATCGTTTAAGAAGACAATGTGGCCGTTATAGACCTTAAGACGTGACTTTTTCTTTGTGATGTGCGCAGTCGGTTTGCCCACTTGTGTTGCGTAATTCATTTTTTTAATTTTATATTAGCTTTATGACTACGTTACCAATACCTTCGTGTCCGTGAATACTCTACAGTCATTGAGACTGGGGACTGATAAACTAAAATCTATTAATAATTATACAAAAAATTATTTTGATGAAAACAATAAATTACATATATTTGTATCTATGAAAAAATTACTTTTTATTTTATTGTCGATAGGGTTTGTTTCTTGTTCTTCTCCAAAGAAAGCATTAGTCAAAATGCCTAAATGGGAAAAAGAACATGTTGGTAGTAAAAGACAAATAAGAAAATACACAAAAGTATTTGTTAAAAATCTCTACGATACTACAAAATTAAAGGATACTGTTGAAATTGAAACTATTATTCAAAACTAGGTCTAACTATAACACCCATAGTATTTTTGGTGTTAGGTAAGTTGTACGGTGAAAAATATAATCCTTCTCCAACAGAAATTAATCCATTTTCTCTAATATATTTACCTTCCCTTTCTTTAGTAGAAATTGGTACAATAGGTAGACTAACTTTGAATTGTGTATTTATTTTAGTGTTGTACTTTGCCAATTTGTTTGAATAAGGATTCATAAAAAATTGAACATAAGTTTTAACTTTTGGAAGAACCGTAACTAATAATGATTCTCCTTGATTAACTTTTTCTACAATTTCAAAATTATCATTATTACTAAATAAATCGGTATTTGGTTTACCAGCAACAAAACTTAATCCTGTCGTTTGAATGTCATTCAAAAATTTTTGTTGGTTTTCAACCTCTATTTGTTTTTCTTTTGCAATTCTTTCTTGTTCCGCCTTAGTTGCTGCATCTTTTTTGTCTTTCTCTGCTTGTGCATCTGCATTCATTTCGTCACCTAATCTCTTCATTTCTGCCGCTGAAGTTGTTTGGTCAACTTTAATAGGATTTCCACAACCATCTAAAAACATAAGTACTTTACTACTTAAATCTCCTCTAGTTGCTTGAGGTGCAACGCATGGATTTGGAAACGTTTGATTAGGAAATAATACGTTTTTTTTATCATTATATATATAAATTTCAGGTACAGACGAATGACAATGTGCCGACTTACATTTGTACCATAACATTAATTTGTTGTTGAAATTTGGTTGATTGACTATTGAATTGACCATGTCTTGAGTTACAGTTAAATCTGCTCGTCTATTACAATTTTCTCCAGTACAACCCTCATTATTAAGATTGGCAACACCAATTAAAGTTTTATTCAAATAAACGTCAAACATTGCCTCATCACAAGTATGACCACCTCTACAAGGACGCTCATTTGATGGAGTTTGATTTATATACATAAACCTTATATTCAAACCTAACAAACATTCTGTAGTTTCTTTTCCTGATGATTCAACTGAAAATTTAATAAATTGGTCTTTTAAAAATTTTGGGTCTCCTGGATTATCTCCTGGTTTAAAAGGTTCACGTTTTAAACCAAGCTGAACATTTGTTTTAGGCTCAGGAATTGTTGGCATGTATGGTATGATTTTTTTATCGTATAAACCTTGAAAAAAGTCTGTTAATATTTTTTTCATAGTATCCCCTCTTAACTTTGCCAATTCACCAGAATTTAACTTTTTGTTGTTTTCTTTGTCATAATTACTTGGTGTAGATTCTCCAGTTGTGATTTGGATACTCATAGGGACACCTTTTTTATCATTGATGTAAGTTGCAATTTGGTTCAACACATTTTCAATTTGTTGTTTTTGAGATGGGTCTAAAGCATTTTGAGAGTGATAACCTGATTTAAATGTTTGAGCAGGCAATTCAAATTGTTTAGATGGTAAATCCGTTGTAATTTTCATTTGCTCATTTATCAAATAATGATTCTTTGTTGCACTTTCATGCATCATTAATATTCTTTTAACTTCATCTGATGAGATATTCCAAGATTGCTTAATCATTCTAAAAACTTTATATAATAAATACTCCAATAAATAAAAAAGGGTCCCTTGTGGGGACCCTTTATATAATTGGTTGGACCAGATTATCTTAATTCTCTCAAATCAAATGTTCTTACTCCATCAACTGTGATTCTACCGTAGAATCTGTTGTTCACCATTTTCTTAGCGTATCTAGTCATGATACCTTTGATTGGTGTGAAGTTGAATGGATTGTACATTGTTGGAGTTAATTGTAATGGTACATACGGTGCGTAGATGTAACCTGTGTCAAGTAAAGATGTACCTTTGTGTCCCATTAACACTTGGTTTGGTGGGAAGTAAGGGTCTCTATACACTTGGTATCTACCAGCTAAAGTACCAACTCTTTCAATACCCATGTTGTATTGGTCTTGCTCTGGAGCCGCGTTTGATACGTGGAAATATTCCAAATCATCAAAGATTGCAGAGATTTCAGAAGAAACCACAATCCAGTTAGCACCACCTCTTAAAGTAGATTTGTGGATTTGAGCTGAAATTTGGTTAATTGCTGTAATCAATGTTTGGTTCCAGTCTTTTTGAGTGTAAGGAACAGCAGAAGAACCTAATCTCTTCCAACCGTTGTAATCCCATCTCAAGTTCCAAGCTGCACCTTTTCTAAGGTCTCTTAAGATTTCTCTATCGATTTCAGCAGCAACTTGCTCAGATAATAAAGCTGTTAATTCAGCTTCAGCATCGATGTTATGGAATGCTGCAACGTCTTGTGCCATTTCTGGAGACCATTGAGCTCTTAATTTTCTTTCAGTTACAGAAACTGTTACTGACATAAGGTCAAACGAAACTTCACCAATCTTATCTTCGAATTCTAAGTTCTTATAGATTCTATAAGTAGCTGTGAATGCATTGTTAATAGCCGTTGAAGAAGAGAATGTTGAACCTGTGTAACCGTCTAATGAACCACCGCAAGTGATACATACAGGAACCTGTAAGTCAACTTCTAAGTAGATTTTACCTTGAGCATCACATAAGTTGTCATATTGACCACCGTCTGTTTTAGATGCTGGGAAAGTTAATGTAGCGTTGTTGTTACCATACTGAACAATACCTTTACCATATCTTTGAGTTACAACTCTGAATAAGTAAGGGTTCGAAGTGTTACCTGAAGTGTAATCATTACCTGAAACACCATAGATAGTTAAATCAGATAAGAAAGCTTCATTATCCATTGGTTGACCATCAGGACCGATTAATTTACCAGCTCCATCAGATGCGAAACCTGACATAACAACTAATACTTTTCTATAGTTACCTGTAGTGTAAGCAGAAGCTACTAATTGGTCAGCTAACCATGCAACAGTAGCAACTGGTGCTGTGATAGCTGAATATTGTCCTTTAGAATAGTCAAATAAACCTGGAGGGTCTAATGCTGGTTCGTTACCTTCGTAGAATCTATCATAAAGGTCTTTAGTGTTGTTGTAGTCATAACCACTGTTTGGAGTTTGGTCATCGTTAGCATTAGGTGCTCCGTAAGGTGCGAAATGCTCTCCTGTGTTTGCCAAATTCAAAGGGTCTTGATATGACTGAATGTTAGGTACAAAGTAGAATAATTTACCGATTGGTAAGTTCATTGCTTGTACAGAAACGATGTCGTTTGCTAATAATTTAGAGAAAACTCTTCTAACGATAGGGAAAACAACTGTTTCAAATGCACCTGTATCAGATGTAGATGATGCTTCATTGATTAAAAATGATGCTTGGTTTTCGTAAAGTTGAGCTACGTTCTCTCTCATGTGACCTTTAAGACCTTCTAAAAAGCCTAATTTGTCCCATTTGTTGATTGTGTCTTCTTTGATAACTTTAAGGTGCTTAAGACCGATGTTACCAACAAGACCTGATTCTAATAATGCTCCCATTTTTAGTATTTTTTTGTTTTTATTTATTTTATTTTTTACCCTAATTTACCCATTAAATCTTTCATTCTTAAGAATTGAGGATTTTCATAAGTTTTTGATTCAATTAGAGTTGATGAAGAACCTGTAGAAACTTGTTTGTTTAATTTTGTTTCAACTGATTCATTCATTGGTTTTGAATCAACTTTAGATAATTCACCTTTAATTGATTGATAAAGATTTTTAGATTCTTTCAAAGTTTCAACATCGTCAAATCTTCTTAAAATATTAATCTTTTCTTTCTTAGTTGTTGAATGTTCAGTAAACAATCTTGTAGCATAAGCTAAGTTAGAATTGAAAATAGCAACTTCATTAAGTTTTTCTCTGAAAACATTTAATGCTTTTCTATATTCTTCATTCTTTTCTCTTAACATACTAACTTCAGAATTAACTGATTCATTTTTGATTGCTGTGTTAAATTTAGAATGAGCTCTTTGTTTTGGTAAACCGCCCTTTCTAAAATCAGAACCCATACCTAGTGTTCTAGCAGCTTCTTTAGTTTCTTCCTTATCGGAAACTTTCTTTTTTAAAGTGTTAACTTTTTTAGTTACATCACCTTCTTTTGTTTCTGCCTTTACAACTTTAGATTTACCTTCCATGTTAGCTCCCTTCTTGTAGTCGAATTTAGCTTTACCAGTACCCATTGTTTTAGGACCTTCTTTTTTGTCCTCTTTAAATCCACCAGAAGCTTTTGACTTGTAAGTGAATTTAGGGCCTGAACCAATTCCAACACCTTTAGGTTTAACTGTAGATTTTGCTTCTCTAACAGTTCTTCTTGGGTTATAAGATTCGTCCAAATCGTCCATTTCTTCTTGTTCGTCCATTTCGTCTTGTTCGTCAAGGTCAGACTCTTCGTCCATTTCTTCCTCTTCGTCCATTTCGTCTTGTTCGTCCATTTCTTCTTGTTCGTCCATTTCGTCTTGTTCGTCAAACTCAATTTCGTACATAATTTCTTCTTCGTCATCAACTTCAAATTCATCATCAGTTTCATCTAATGAATGACCTTTTTTATTAAAAATTGCATCAATAACTTCATCAGTTGTCATGTCGTCATCTTGAGATTCTTCAGAATCATCAAATTCAAAATCCATGTCCATTTCTTCTTTAATTTTCATTTTTTTATTTTTTGAATTATCCTTGGACTCTCCAAGCTTTACAAGATATTCAGAATCAGTATCGTTGTCTGTAAGGTGAATGTTCTCTCCGTCTTTTTTAACGATGATACCATCTTCTTCACCCATAGCTTTAAATACCTTTAAAATTTCCTCGTCAGAAGCGTCAGTCAAATCTATTGGACTTTCTTCATCAGAATCCATGTCTATGTCCATATCAACGTCCATATCCATTTCATCATCATTATCAGTATCCATGTCAACGTCAACATCTGTATCAGTGTCATCGTCTTCCATGTCTACATCTAACCCAACCTCTTCTTCATCGTCTTGTTCAGATAGAGATTCTTTTACTAACTGGTTGATTTCTTCCTTCATTGTAGAAGCAAGTATTCCTTTTGCATTTTCGGCGATTGCCTCTTCAACATTTTTCATTTGAATGAGTGCCTCTTGTACTACATTTTTATTTTCTTGCATAGAAAAATTTAATTTATTTAACTAATAAATAGTGTCAACTTCAAAAAAGTTTATTTTAATTATAGTGAAATGAATGTTTTATTAAAAAGTATTATACCTTGAAGTGTGTATCCTGTTTGAGAATTAATCCATCCTAAAACATATTCATACGTATCAAAAATCTCGGTAGTAATTGTTTCGTTTGTAATTTCGTTTTTTATTCCAACACTATAACAATATCCCTGATTGGGATAGTTAGGAATAACATTATTATTTTGTAAAGTAATTGTCTTAATTGTTTTACCTGTTCCCTCTAAATAAGACAAACAGTTAGACCATGAGTTCCCACTTAAAGTGAGATTTTCTGATGTCGTTGATTGTATGATTGCGCTGAATAACATATTTTATGTTTATCATAAATATGTTATAAAATAAAAAAAGTGGTCAGAGACCACTTTTAAATTACTTATTCAATTACTTATTCAATTACTTCATCAATTTTACTTTCTGAAACTGATGTTATCCTCCAATCATGAGAAAACCCTTCATATTTCTTTGTTACTTTTGCCTCGACATCTGTAACTGAAAATCCTTTAACAAGTTTTTCTTCTCTAATTTTCTTGATTTTTCCTGAATTTTCATCAGGTAAATCATAAGTGATTTTTGCAACAAAAAATTTTTCGTCCATAGATTTAATTTTATTTACCTAAATAATCGGATAATTTTTTCATTAAATCAATAGATTTACCAACTGATGGTGATTCTTGTTTAATTTTTTTCTCTTCATCTAAATTTTCTTCGTACTTATGTCTATCATCAGCATTTGAAAATAAATAAGCACCTGGTGTTGATGGAGACGAAACTAAGTCAAAACAAATTAATTCGAAGTCATCTTGTACTTCATTTCTTTCTCCCACTTTTTTTAATGAGCCAACCCCTCTTGAAGAAACACCCATAGTAACTCCTTGTCTCATCAAATTTGCCGCTTGGTCTCCTTTTGTTGAAACAATTCCTCTTTCGTGAAAACCAGGAGAGGTTAAAAGTTTTAACTTTCCCATCAATATATTTTTATCCCACCAAATGTCTGTAATGATGTGGGATACTCTATCTAAATCAATTAGTGAAGATTCAGGGTGATTCAATTCAGATGTAGATAAACCTTTGGCAATTGTTTGTTTGTATCTATCGGCCTCTCTCTTTAGTATTTTTTCAGGATAAAATCTTCCGTTTCTATTAGGGGTGTCATATTTTTGTAAAACAGCATAAAATTCAAAAGGATTTCTATAATCCATTGCCGCCGCTTCTTTAAGCATTTTAAAATTTAAATCATCTTTTGGGGAAACCCAACCAGCATCCATCTCAATTAAAATGCCATGACCTAATTCATTTGCCTCTAATATTCTTAAATTTTTCATTTAGTCTTTTTGTAATAAATATACAATAACCAATACTTTATTGCTCTTTAAGTTTTTTAGAGGTGGAAAACTCAAAATATTTATTTTGATTTATATTGTTTTTGAATATGTTTTTCACAATTGATTTAATTGAATCTTTAATTTCTTGTGATTTGAAATCCAACTCACAATTAGTATATAAATTTACCTCTAAATTAAAAAATGATTTTTTTTCATGTGATATTCCACTTGTTCTTAAATCTAAATCAACAATACTTTTTTCTTGGAAAACTGATAGATTAATTGAATTGAAAACTGAATGTTTTATTTCTCTACTTAAATTACAAACTACTCTATTCCAATTATCATGTTCAAATTTTGGAGAGACCCATGATTGAATGTTAATGTATACTGATTTTAAATCTTTGGAGTCTACCGTTCCGTAAATTGATTTTATTGGGTTAAAAAGATTTAACTTTACACTTTTCCCTTTCTTCATTAATTTTCATATTAATAATGTTTATTTTATTAAAAAATAAGACATATTAATCCCATAGTCAAAAATTTTTGAAAATATTAAGATATTTGTAATATATGATAATAGTTGAAATTAAAAATGGTGATAACATTGAGAAGGCATTGAAGTCCTTGAAATCAAAGGTTATCAAAACAAAACAAAACCAAATTCTGTTTGAAAGAAAAGAGTTTACTAAAAAGTCTGTATCAAAAAGAACACAAAAATTAAAAGCGATTTATATTCAAAAGAAAAAAATAAGTTAAATTGATTCTTCTAAATTTTTCAATTTTAGAAAATTAATTTGGTCAAATTTTTCATTTTCAACTCTACTAATTGTTTCAGAAATTTTAGTTTTTAATTCAAATTCTTCTTCTTTATCTAAAATTGTTTTTAGCTTATTAATTGCACTTTCTTTTATTGTTTCAAATTTTGTTTCAAGTGACGAAACATCTTCAGATATTATTTGGAAAAATTCTTTTTTTGAACTTTCATCAAGAGTTTCAATATAATTCATTAAAGTTTGATTAGCAATGTTAACCATAGATTTAATTGGAATGTTAATTGATTCTTTGATTGATGTATTATTTGAAGTTAAAATAGATATAATATTTTTCTTGGCTTGAATTCTTTCATGAAGGTTTAATTTATTAACATAAACTAATGTATCAATATCAGAGTATTCGTTTTCAGATGATTCATTTAAAGTTTTTGGTAATTTAATAGATGGTAAAATCTTATTTAAAAGACTAATACCTTCTTCTAAAAATTCTTTGGCGTCAGATTCAGATAATCCTTGTGGTCTACTCAATTGGTCATACAATGAATATGCTTTTGAAATAGACTTATCATTCAACACATTATGTTTGAACTCTCTTAAAGACTTCTTGAATTCTTTTTCGTTTTTATACGACTCAAGAAGATTTTTTTCAATTATGGATTTGATTTTACCGAAGGTCATCTGAATATTTTTTAATAAATATTAGGAGTTTAGTAACTTATCCAATTCTTTTGAAATTTCTCCCAAAGATTCTTGTCCATGCCCTAAATCAATGAATTTTTTTCCTTCAATTAAGTCATTTTCAACTAAAATATTTAAATTACTTAATTTAGATTCAGGCGCTAATTCAGGACCTGGTGGAGGAGGTGCTTCTCCTTCAGCTGGTGGTGGCGGTGCACTCATATCTTCTCCACCTGGTGGTAGTGAAGGAGCGGCTCCCATATTTGGTGGTGTCTCAGTTCCTGTAACAATTCCACCCGAAGCAGCACCTGTTCCACCAGAAGTGTTACCATATAATTTATCTATATTATCAAATACTCCTGATTTTGTAATAACTGTTGCAGTTGCTTTCAATTCTTCACCCACAGCTCTTTCTAACCTTTGTTGTTGTAAATCAAGTTTAACTTCTTCATCAGACCAACCAAAAATATGTTTTTTAGCCCATGTAGATGAAGTCGCTTGTATTCCGTTTCCAGGGTCTGCAACCAAATCTTTATATAATAATACTTTTTCTTTCCAAACATCAATTTTTAACAAATCAGCCTGAGTAGAAGGATTACTTAATCCTAATGTAAAATTAGATAACTCATCTTCAAATCCTAATAAAAATAAATGTATAATTGCAACTTTATTTAATTCTTGCAACATACTTTTTTGAATTCTATTAATTGTACGAGCAAATCTAATATCCTGTAATGATAAGTTTTTACCATCACCCACAACTTCTTCAAATCCTAAAAACGCTTTAGGTACACGAAGTGCTGTTAATAATTTCTTTTGGATATATTCTATATCGGCAATCTCAGATAAGTTTGTGGCACCTGGTAAAGTTGTAATTGGGTCTGGTGCTGCAGGGTCTCTAACAGGAATAAAATAATCTTGGTCAACTGCCATCTGATTAAATCTCATATCCACATTACCTGTCTTACTATCTACAATTTGTTCTCTTTTGAATTTGTTGGCCACACGTTGTACATATGCTTCAACATCATCATCGTTCATGTTTCCAACAAACACTTTGAACATTCTTCTTTCAGGAGCTCTTGAAGTACGATAAATCAACATCGCATCTTCCGATAACAATAATTGTTTCCAAATTCTTCTTGCTTTTTCTAACATAGAAGTACCATATGGAAGCTTTCTATCATCACCTAACAATCTAAAGTGAGCAATTTCCCATGATTGGAATGTCATATTCTTATTTTTCCAATCAAAATGTAATGGCTTTCTATCTTCAGGATTTTCAGGTTCTACAGTAATTTTTTGACTTGTTCCTGCCTCTCTGCGTTCAATTTCGATTGTGGGTAATTGTTGACAACCTACAACACCTCTTTCAGGGTCTAACTTCAAATAAACGAAGTTATCACCATACTTACAAGTGTTTCTTGTCCACATTGGTAAGTTGGTATTAATATCTAAGTTGTTGTTGAATAAATCCGCCAACACTCCCTTGATTCTTTTTGATTCAGAATAAATTTGTAAAATAAATCCATCTTCGTTTGTTGTTGTGGATTCTTCAGCATAAATGTCTAAAGCTGCTGAAATTTCAGGAGTATACTCCATCGATTCGTAATCGTACTGTGCAGATAATCTTGATGGCTCATAATAAATTGCTTGAGAATATAAGTTGTTTTCAACCTTAGCCCATTGATTTGATAAGTAATATGATTGTTGTGCCTGTAATTTTTCTTTTTCGTATTCTTCTCTACTTTTGGTGCGTAACAGCTCCTTTTTATCAAACTTGTACGTTGGATAATCCTGATTTAATAATGAATTTGGACCAAAGGTTTTTGATAACCTTTGCCACACCGTAAGATTTTGTTCGCTCATATTACAATTTTACTTATTACCTTGATAATATAAATAGTTATTACGCACCAAATAACCATCCATATTTTTGGTAATCGGCTCTACTTGGTCCACTATTTGCTGGTCTACCATCTCTACCCATCTGTGGTACCATAGGGTTAAAAAATTCTGAAGCGTTTTTATTTTCATTAACCACTGTTGACCATGAGTTCAACATTGCCTTTGTATGATTTACTACTTTGGTTAAAGATTGGAAAGATTTTTCCGCAACATAAATTGCCATAGACATTCCCATTATACAGTCATCATGATGTCCTTTTTGGTGGTCGGGTCTACCATTTACATAAATGAAAGTATTCATTTCATTATATAATCTATGAGAGTAAACTTTGAATCCATGTCTTACAGATTCTTCAAATGAAGCAATAATTTGAACCCTTTTATTGTTAAAATTAATACCAGGAATTTTTTCATTCATTTTTGGGTCAAATTTCCATTTGTTTGTTGTATCAATGTTATCAACATACAATCCACCTCCATATGAAAGTTCTTGCATTTTTCTCGCTGTTGAAACTCCCATACCACCTGTAATATCAATCACACAATATGCGCTATATAAATTTCCCCACTTGTAAGCAATTTCGGCAATTACATCTGGTGGAACTTTTCCAACATATTCTAACACTTGTTCTCTTTCGTCAAAATCAATGATTTGGATACACGAGAAGTCTTCTGAATCTCCACGAGATACATCGACACCCATAACGTATTTGTGACCGTTTACGGGTTCTTTGAATATCCACAGTGACCCTCCCATAAGTTTTGCTTGGGGTTCACGTAATGTGTTTTTGGCAATACCTTGCATTAATTCTGATTCGAATACGTTGTCACCTGAACCTAAGAAGTTACATTCCAACTCCTGAGCCACCTTACGTCTGTCAAACTTCAATTTTTTAACCATCCCCTCAAACCAAGCGGAACATGGTTTATATCCTTGTTCCATATATTCTGTGGTAATTGAATGGTCTCTTTCGTATGGATTTTCTATCGATAAATTAATTACATCTTTTTCAGAATATTCTTCCCTGTTTAATAAGAAGTGAACCAGGTCATTTGTTTTAACCATAAACAAATCTTTAGTATATCTTGGGTCACGGTACCAAAACATTTCAGATATTTTAAAATCGTTCATGTTTCTTAATGACTGGTCGTAAATTTCGTAATAGATTTGGTCGTATCCGTTTGGTGTGGATACAACAATAACCTTACCACCCGTAGAAAGTGAGGCCATACACGCTGACCAGAAATCTCCGTCAGCCTCAATGAACGCCGCCTCATCAAAAATAAGTATAGTAGGGGTATAACCTCTCAACGCATCCTTTGATGTTGCAACCGCTTTTACTTCACAGTCGTTAGTTAGTTTAAAATGTCTTTGTGAATTTTTTTCTTTTGAAAACCCTATACCAACCCATGATGGCCATTGTTCTGTAAAACTTCTAATCTTATTAGCCATCTCCACGGATGTATCTAATTTGTTGGCAATGATTAGAATTTTTTCAGGTTTTTGTTTTTTAGCAAATACTAATTTTTTAGACGCCCAAGCAGCAGTAACCGTTGTCACACCTGCCTGACGATACTTCAAAGCAATATTTTCATTGTAAGAATCATAATCTTCAATAAGACTAACTTGGTCAGGAAATAAATCTAAGGGAACATACTTTGAAACCGTATTATCGTATGTTTGTAAGTAAGTACGAAGTGCGTAAGGAGTATTCCTCATACACTTCGTAACTTCTATAATTAATTGTTCTTTAGTCACTTGTAGAATTATTTAGGTCTCGATATACCCAAACTACTGAAGAAATCGTCAAGTCCGTCATCTTCATCTTCAGAATCGATACCTTCCTCTTCTTTGTAATCTTCAAATTCTTCTTTCATCGTCATAGCTTCTTTCATAATTTCTCTGAATCTCGCAGTTGCTTTTTTTACTTTTGATTCATCTTCAGAGATTGTGTTTCCTATGATTTCTAAGAATTCTTGAGCAGGTATTTGGTATAACAAGATATGAAACCAGTTTATTAGACCTTTATTTGACTCGTCGAATATTTCATCTGGCATCGCGTGTCTAAGTTTTTCCACAATTTCAGGTCCTATTCTTAATTGCATTGGTTCGTTAGATAATACATCTACAGCACCTCTCACTTTTTCACGAATATCAGGATTTTTAGAATGTCCGTGTCTTCCTTTAGCTTCTTCTAACCCTTTAATAATTTCATGACATAAAATTGGAAATATCATTCCTACCGCTACAATTTTTGTATCAGGTTGTTCTTCTCCTTCTTCACCACCACCTTCTTCTCCTTCATCGTCAGCATCTTCTAATGATACTTTACCAGCAACACCTTGACCTGATTGACTCATCATTTCAATCATTTGTTCCATGGTAAAATACATGAAGTCGTTAATTGCCATGATTCCTAAGTAATCTCCATATAGAGATGGGTCAATCGCATCTAATCTTGCTTTAATTGAAGGTTCTTGAAAGATGTAATGACCTCTTTTGGCAGAACCTTGAATGATTGCATTGATAATATTTCTTTTATGTTTTTCTAATTCTAATTCCTCTTCATGTGTTAAATCTTCAATATCAAAAGAAGGTATTTCTAATTTTTCTTTCTCATCATCTTCTTTATCTTCTGGCTCTTCTGGTTGATATCTAAAATCTGAAGTATCTGGTTGTTCTCCCAAATGTGGTTCAATTTGATACCATCCTTCAGGTACTTGTTGTTCTTGTAAACAAGCATCAACAGCTAACTGTTCAAGTTCATCTTTATGTCTGGCTTCAATTGACATGATATTCCTAAGCTTACCCATCATTTCATGGTAAATCATTCCTTGAACTTGTCGAGAGTTGATATTTCTATTACCTACAACTTCTTTTAACTTGTCCGCAACTTTACCAAATCTTTGGCTAACCAATCTTTGTACGTCAGCAGGACCCTTTCTCATTGCAGGATTTTGTGCATATAAACTGTCAGGACTAGCCAATTTTCTTTCCAAACTTGGGTCCATTCTTTCGGGTCTATTACCGTAATCTAACTGTTCTTTTAATTTTTTTGCCATTTTCTTATTTTTGTAAAAGTTTCATGATTGCATCAATAACCTCATCTTTCGCCTGTTCAGGTGAAACTCTCTTTGCCTTTGGTGATTCTTTCTCACCAGGATTTGGATTTTTACCAGGATGTGATGGTCTTGGTTTTTTATCAGGTGCTCCTGGCTTAGTTGTTGGTGATGTTTTAGGTTTTGAAGGTGCTGTTGCAGGGGCTTCAGACAAATACTTAATCAAATCACCTTTGGTTATTTTTGGTGGTAAATTTCTTTCAACAATTTTCATAATTTCGTTTTCTAAAAACAAAGATACGGGATTTTTTCCTTCTCCTAATTGTTTTTTTACTTCTTTTACACATCTTTCCCATTTTCTTGACTTTTTAGGTCCTACTTGAGAATGACAGATAGCCCATGGATTAGGCTTGTTTTTTGCTTCTTCAATAGATTCTATAGTACCAACCGCATTTTTTTCGTTTGGATTGTCTAAATCATCATCCATTCCATCAGGAGCTGATTTTTGAGGCATGTCTTGAGTATATTCACCTGAACTTGCATTGTCTTTATCAGCTTCTACACCACCCTGTTCATCAAGTTCTTCCTCATATGCGATGAACGATTGTTTTTTAGCCATAGCTTCTTTTTCTTGAGGTGAGCCTTTAGCAACTTTTAAAACTCCAGGTGTTGTTTGTTCACTTAACAAATCTTTAAACAATTTGTTATGTAACACATCAATTTGTGATTCAGTTAATTTACTTACTGTTTTGGCAGATAATCCTTTTTCAATTAATTGAAATGCTTTTATATTAGTTTTCATATACTACTTTCTTTTCGAATTCTAAAATTAAATCTCGTTCGTAGAGTTTATCTTTTATTTCTTGTTCTGTTTGTCCAAATCTAAATACCAATCTTTTTTGTCCTTCAGATTCTTCACTTTCCCAGGCTAATGCAACAACATCATCCATTGCATCTATCATAGAAAAAAAATCGGAGTTCTGAATCAATTCCAACTTTACATCAGTATTTCTCAGAACTCCTACCTTTTTAATATGTTTTAAATCGGGAGGAGAAGGATAACCATTTGACGGTTTACTTTCCCATGATTCCCCCCACACATCCAGA